CGCTGGACGTGACACAAAATAACAACGAACACAGATACTTTTGTGGGTTGTGGTTTGATTACCGTTTTTTTTATCAAACGTATTTGTCAACCGCTTTATTAAAGTTTCTGTTTTACAGAAAAGGACAGCCTCGAATGGAACTTACTTATACATCTGACACATGTGTGGATCATAAAGATTGCACGTGTGACCTTTTTGTGTCGGGAATAGATCCTATTGTTCCTTTTATGATTCCTAGATTGGTTGATGGCGTATCGCGTAAACTAGCATCTATGTATGGTGAGATGACTGCTCGCTTGACTCGTGATTATTCAATAGCGGGAGGGAAAGTGTTACCTAATTTAGCTCCCAATGTTACTGCTCATTTAGATAATTTAATGCGTGCCAGTAATGCTTTTGATTCATCTGTTATTCGTCCGCAATTTGCATATAATAATGCTGTTCGTACAACTCCTCGTGTCGATTCATCTTTTCTTACTTCTGTTACGCAGCGGTTGGATAGGTGGTATTTTGGACGTCTTGGAATGAATGTGGACAAGTTTATATGGAGAACTGATGCGGATAATTTAGATTATCAACCTGGAGTAGTTCCGACCCTGCAAGAGTTGGCCTTTAAACAGTTGTCGTTCAGTCACTATTGTTGTGGCAAGCGTTATGGTTATCATAGTTGGTGTGCCACGACCGAATCGATTACACCGGAGGATGTGTTGAATAATTTTGAGGAGTTTTCTGTCGACAATTCTACTCGTGATGCAGGATATGATGCCGCAAAAAAATATTTTCCTGCCGCTTTGCATATGCTTTTCGATACTTTCTACAAAACTCGTAATCTTTTTAAAAAAGTCAATTTTGGTTACAATCCTGTAGCATGTGTGCTTGAGATGAATTTAATGGCTAGTTCTGGCATTCGTCCTGGAGAGTCTAAATCATTTATGGCTGGCAAAACCCCAGTACGAATATCTCCAATTGGAAAGAAGATTGAGCAGATACCGCATGCAGTTCGCACTCATTATAAATGGGTCCAAGAGACTATGAAAGGTGGTAGTGAGTATTTACCATCATATTGTGTAATAAAGATTAAAGCCGAGAGGAAATGTGGATATGCCAAAGATATCCGTGGTCTGGCGAAGTTGCAGCATAAGAAAAGAGAATTTAATACTACTAACACACTTAATCAATTGCATTCGACCTGGATCAATGGTCCTCGTATCAAGCTTGAACGTGGTAACGCTATGAATATCGGTCGAAAATGGTGGAATGGTGGTGCTTTGGAGTTTGCTCGTTATATGAACTATGATATGAAAGGCATGCGCTGGTATGAGGGGGATTACATTGGTCACGACAAGCATATAAAAGACTATTTGTTGATGTTGTATCAGGCTACGAACGTAGTTTATTATGATTGGGAGAATATGACACCAGAGCAACAGTATTTGTTTTTGCTCGCTAATGCCCAAGCGATGTTTAATATGGTTGTGCGTCCAACATGTCATACTGGCAATGTGTGGCGAATTTTGAAAGGTTATTTGTATTCTGGTGGTAAGGAGACTAGTAGTGCTGGCTCGTTTATAACCATATTTACATTTTCTGTTTATTTGTGTCACACTATGCGGTTATACCCTGCATTGGCAAAAAAAATTTTGCGATCGTTAGAAATGGGGTTAATATTAATTGCTGCGTATGGTGATGATCATTTGTGGTGCGCACCGGCATCACTTGAGAATGTTTTGAATGAAGATACTTTTGCAAGTATTTCTCATGAGTTCTTTGGTATGATTGTTCAAGATAAGATGTCCCACAAACAGTTTTTATCGATCCCTGATGATTTGACAGGTGAATTTAAATTAGTTGGTCCAAAATTTCTCAAACGCTATTTTATAGCAG